TTCTGAGGACCACCAGTTTGTTGGTCGATGACGTGATTGCCACCGACCATTGCACCAGTTCCTAGTACAGCAACTGCTGTACCAGTAGAAGCAATCTTCTGTACGTCCAATTTAGAATCCGCCAGGAACAGGAAGACCTAAACTAGCACCTTGAGGTGCAGATGCTTTAGGAGTTCCAATGTCTCCTGTGAGAGCACCACCAATAGCAGAACCACCAGTGATAGATTCTATAGCATCTTTCTTGATGTCTTCAATGATAGCATCCTTGTTTACATAGACATATGTTCCTACACCTATGATACCAGCGAGTGTTACTCCTGATGCTACACTTATTGCATTAGCAATTGCATTAAAATTAAATTTCATGACTCTATAATTTGTAAGGTTTGTCGTCAGTAGTGATCTTAAGAGGTGCTTGCTCAATTCTAATTGTCTGAACAGGACCACCACTACCAGATTTAGCAATGATTGCCTCTATGTCTTTTGCAGTAACAGGAGGAGGACCACCATTACCACCATTACCATTGCCATTCATCTTCATAGTTCCATCACCTTTCTTAGAAGCTGTCTGAATTCCGAAGCTAGCTAAAACTCCTGTAAAAACCGAAGCTATAAATGTTGGATCAATTTTCTGTTGCGGTACACCAGGTATAGCAACGTAGTTCAAAGTTAAGATCCCACCAGACCAGGCCAACACAGTGATTCTGACCATTGTCGAGATGATTGCGGCTTGTTCGTCAGCGTCAGGAAGAATAGCAGCCTTTGCTTTACCAAAGAACCCCTTCTTCTTCTCCTCTACCTCTTCTACCTTATCATCTAAAATTTCTTCAGACATATATCTTTAACAACTGGCCCTATTTATACAGTTGTTGGTTGTTTTTTCTTACCTATATTATATTTGGATTCTAAATTCCATTCACTCTTCTCTTTATATGCAATAACCTTTATCTGACTAAGTGGTGCTGCATCTACTATAGCAGATTCGTCTACAACATTCACCAATCCCCAGTCAGATAGGAGTTTTATAATTCTATTTCTTCTTTGAAAATCATTGTCAGAAAGATTTGCCTTCTTACCATCTAAAGCAAATAGTTCTTTAAAATGTACTATGTAATACTGTCCCTTCTTATGAAGGATATGGCATGATTGATATAACTTCTTTTCTTTTCTTGAAGCAACACCTATCCTGGTTAATGTCTCTCTTACTTTAAGAAAGTCATCAGGTTCTTTTAATTGAACCTCGACCATATTATCTTTGGTCCATTGTAATTCAGTCATCTCTTACCTCCTTTATTCAGTTTTTCTTTAATGTAATTAAGTTGGTCTGGAGTTAAGATCCTTAAGGCTTGAATCGCTTTTTCATTACTATATCCATAGTATTTTTTCACAAGGTCAAGATCTTTCACCTTTTCTTTTTTGCCCCAAGGAGAGAATCTCTTCTTCGGTCTCACTGTATTTAGATAAAACGAATATTGTAATTTTTTATCCAAGTTAGGATATCGATTCATCTCATTAGCAAATCCTAGTGTGTCCATATGATGTGACAAGCATTTGTTAATGACATAAGGAGGATAGTTCTTTTCCCAACCAGGATCATCTTTCATGAGATCTTGCTTGTTGAAATTAATACTGTTCAGATAATCCTTAAGAGGATATCTATCATCATATGGCATAGTTAGTTAACACAAGTTCTTTACGGTCTGCCTGTTCCTTCATGTAGTCACCTGTAGAACGCATAGTATAAGTCAAATCAAACTCAGCAGCATACCAATCTTTGAATCGATTTCGTATAACCTGAGTACTGTTATATGATATCATCTGATGGTTGGTCTGTCCATCACAATCTGCTGCAAACTTATCATGGTCAAAGTACTTATGTATCTCACCTTTCTTACCATAGAGTTTATCACCAATCTCATAAGGTGGGTCAAAATAAGTAAAGACATTCTTATCATCAGTTGCTAACTTCTCATAAGAAAGATTAGTTATCTTCCAATTCTCTATCAACTTAGCATACTCTGGTAACTTCTCTATGCCTCGTAAACTAAAGTTACTATCTGAGGCTTGTTTTGAGAAGGATGATGCTTGTGTGAGACCACTGAAAGAACACTTATTAACAATATAAAAACTAACAGCACGAGTGGTGAGACTGGCTCTGGCATCGTCAACCAATTCTTTACTCTCCAAAAAAAGTTCTTTTGCCTTGTCTGGTGTTGGATATGCTGTTTTAAAAGTTCTGAGTCTGGACGTAATTTCATCTGCTTCATGTTGTAGAGTTTGCCAAAAGTTAGCTAGAGGTTCATACAAATCATTTACCCAGATCTGTAGATGAGGATGTGTCTTTGTCATGTATAAAGCCACAGACCCACCACCAAGAAACGGTTCACGATACTCCCTATACATACTCATCTCTGGTAAGAACCGTGACATCTTTGTGATAGCACGAGACTTCCCGCCTGGATAACGAAGAGGAGTTTTCAAAGATTTCATTTTTTAGTAGTGTTGCTTCGTGTTCTGTTTATTATAGAGATAAATTTATCTCCTGCAAATGTGCCACCTAGACACACATCAATCTCATCACCATCTAACCAGTTCATATCACCATTCATTTTGGTGTGTAGCATGGCTTCTTGAATCTTGTCAATAACTTCTTGAGTTAATTTCATTCTTCATCATGTGTATGTTTAAGTTTACCAGACATCTCATATGCCTCTTTGTTTCCACCATGACCGTGGGCAATGCCTAGTTCATGCATCTTAGCATGTTCGTCAATAGGATCTCTTAAGTCTTTCTTACCAGACCCCAACGTAAGATATAAACCATACCCTACTAAAAATGCAAGTAGTCCAAGGATAACAGCAATAAGTTGTCCTTCGGGAGGTAGTCCTCCATAGTTTCCATGTTGTATCATTAGTAATACCTCTGTGAGTTTCCGAATCCTCTTTCCACTTCTACTACAATAGCATCCATGATGCGATTAAAAGATCTCGACATCTGACGATATCCAGAACCAACATATAGTTGTCCAGTAAATACTGATAGAGTTGCAAGACCCCAAAAGATATAATAGAATCTGGACTTAACTTGATTTCTTGCTTTAGTAATTTTGTCTGTCATAATTAAACGAAAGTTGCGACTAGTACTATTCTAGCCTTTGTCTTGGGTACATTGTGAGTATGATACCCTTCAAAAATAATTGCATCATCCTCTTCAGGATCATGGAAATCATTCTCCATAATGGTTTCACCTCCAGCATCTGTTAGATATACTAACATATTTTTATGTGGACAATGATGGTCAACATGTATAAAGGTAGTATCCACATCAGGATCTGGATAAACCATATTAGCAGCAACTCTCAAAAAACTATTAACTTCTATTCTATTATAATCTAATATCTCTTTAAGAGTTCTTACAGCTCCTTCTATATATTCTAATGAATTTTGAGGATGAGGATACGGTTCAGCATCAGTTGGTCTTCCTAAGAATGGTGAAATAAATGTTGAAACATCTCCCATCTTATCCAAATTCATTCTTGGATGTACAAACAAAGATTTAGATTTGATATCATAATTATGATAGTTATCCTCTTGCTGTTTGTTATACTTAAACCAAGGCATGTCACTTGACATTACATACTTCTTAAAAGCAATATAATGATTTGTCTTAGGATTTGTCAACTGCTTCATTTGAAATCACACTCTAACATAATCTGAGTTAAACATGCTAAGAGGTTAATCTCTTGGTCTACTACAAAAGCAGACTTGTATTGATACTCTGCAATGATAAGTACAGCAGCAGCAACACTTGGTCCTTCCATAATAGTAGAAAGACTGTCATATAGTTTCCTCATTATAGCAGTAGGGTCACTATCTAAATTCTGAGTAACCCACTTCTTAACATCATTAAACTTCTTATGCTTTAGATACTCTGTAAGAGAATCTATCTTAGCATCACCTAACGCTGCGAGGATTCCAGTATCGATAGAACCTGTTGAACTATATCTTTGGAGTTCATTGAGTGTTCTTCTGAAGTCTGGGAAGTACTTCTGGACAACTGTGGCAACCACTTTGTCATTGTACCGTACTTCCTCTCTGGTAAGGATGTCTCTGCATCGCTCGAAGAACTGACCTGCAAGAGCTTGTTTAGATTTTCCACGGACATTGAAATCAATTACTGTTGTTCTACTATGTAATGGTTCTATTATTTTATTCTTAAAGTTACACGTGAATATGAACCTACAGTTCTTCTGGAACTCTTCAATCGAGGCACGTAAGAGGAGTTGTACGTCGGGTGTCGTATTGTCTGCTTCATCAATAATGAGAACTTTGTGACGACTTGTAGAAGTAAGAGAAACAGTACTAGCAAAGGTCTTTGCCTGATTGCGTACAGTGTCCAAGAATCTACCTTCATCAGATCCATTAATGACATAGAAGTCAGCCCCCAGTTCGTTACATAATGCTTTCGCAATAGTGGTCTTGCCAACTCCAGCAGTACCAGAGAGTAGGAGATTTGGTATCTCTCCTTGCTCTATGAAACTCTTAAAGGTGGTCTTCACATCTGTAGGAAGTATACAGTCCTCAACTTTCTGAGGTCTATACTTCTCTACCCATAAAAAATCATTCATGTATTTAAAACCAAGATTAATCTAATAACCATAAAAGTAATTAGAATATAGTAAGTCCACATAACCCACATACCATAGCGATTATGCTTACTCCCACGTTGGTATGGATGGCATCCATAAGGACCAGAGTCCCAACCTGGTTGCATATAATCCTTAGTGGGAATTTCTCTAGGCATTAGGTTCTAATGCTATAAAGTATTTGATACCCTCACCTTGAAAGAGAGCAACATTAGACTTACTTAGTGTAACATTATAGTCACCAATAAGCAACTTAAGGTTCTCTACCTTAAAGCAATAACAGAACTCATCTTCTGACGTACCTACTTCAATAGAATATGTGTTAGAAGTATCATTCTTCTTATCAGTCAAACACAAATTCATCTTCTCACCATCACCAAACAAACATAGATCTGGTACTGATAAACACTTGCAGCACGTTGCAACTGTTGTAATGCAGTTGACTCTAACCTAAATTTAACATCCTCAGAAGGAAGACTAATCTCTTTCTCAGGTGGTTGAGTAATGATGTCAGGGTCAGCATAAAAGAACTTGGTCTTAGACCTACCCTTAGTGTCACTTACAGTAACATAATTATCTCTTGAGGTATCAATAGATGGTTGCTCAAATAAAGATAGACCACCAAGGAATACACCCAAGTCATAAATTGATAATTGTGAATCAAATGATTCTTCAACATCAGCATACACAAGAATGTTCTTGTTAATGCT